AGACATTTGAAGAAGTAGCTAAAGACCCAACAGCTAGTAAAGCAGCACGAGACCAGGCAGATGCCTCTGCGGCCATAGAAGATAAGGCTTTTGCTGCCAAGTTACAAGCAGAACTACAGCGCTCTGAAGACGCTCGCCGCTTATTAGTGGAAGAGCAGACCAAGCGTGAAGAAGAAGCCAGGGTTACTCGAGAAGCTGAGAAGCAACAGATTATAGCAGACAAGTTTAACAAGGGTCGCAAGGATTTAGCTACCGCTGAAAGCCAACAAGTAGTTGGAACTGGTGGTAAGAAGCTAGACGCCTTTGAACAGCAAGCCCTTGCTGAGCAGCGCAAGAGAGATTTGAAATTAAAGTCAGGTGTAGGCGTTGGTCTAACCAAGAAACTAGGTGGGGGGTAGACGATAATGGGCGCAGCATTCATAGGTTCATTCGCTAATACAATATTCAATAGGAAGAAAAAAGGAACAGGATTTAACCAAACCGTAGCAGAAACTACAGCTAAGGCACTCACAGACAAAGTAAGTCTCACGGCTCCTGAAGCACCAGACTTTAACCTGGATGATTTGAACTCTCAGTTCGAAGCCATACAGAAAGAGTTTGAGAATTTCTCTGTACAACCGACTCAAGCAGAGACGATTACAGATGAGACTGTGGCGCATGATGATGAGAATAACAGCTTTGATAAGCAGAGACAAGAGCTACAGTCGCGACAAGATGCAGTATCTGACCAGATTACAGAAGGCCGTGACCAGCTAGAAAGCCGGCAGAAAGAGTTCTTTGACCGAGTAAGTGCATTCCGCCAGGGTCTAGAAGACCAAGTAGCGGGCTTAACTCGAAGGTCTGCTGAACGATTTAGTGAGGATGTGCGTGAGCGTGGTGTGCATTCTACAGATATTAACAAGTTCCGGGGTGACCGTACAGCTAAGGCTGGAGAACGAGCCAAGAAATTGCGGGACAAAGTAAACAAAAAAGGCCTAGGGCGCTCAGTTGTCAAGGGTATACTCAGCAAAATCCCGAAAAAGAAATCCGGTGAGCGTGTTAATAAGTTAGGAGAATAACAGTTGGATATTAACAACCTTATTAATAACTTTGCTATGGCAGTAGCCTCCCGGGAGAAATATAAGAAGTACTGGAAGGCAGCCTATTCAATTACAGCTCCAGAACGAGGCCAGAAATTTGACCTCCATATCCACGACAATGCTTTTATCTATGACACAACCGCGAAAGAGGGGGTGAGATTATTTGCGTCCAGTTTAGTTACTGGGCTAACACCAGCTTCAACAGTATGGTCAAGACCTGTACCCTCAGAAGGCACAGAAGCTTCAGATGAGACTAAAGAATGGTTAGAGTCTGTAGGGGATACGGTATTCGAGAAGCTAACGGAATCAAACTTTAACTCAGTTATCCTTGAATTCTTCAAGGACATTACAATTGCAGGTATGGCTGGACTCTTTATATGGTACAGCGATGACCTACGAAAATTAGTATTTGAGACCTGGCGTATAGAAGACCTATACGTTATGTCGGAAGGTGGCATCTCAGTCGATACAATATATCGTACAGTGGATATGACCATCGCCCAAGTAATCAGCCGCTTCGGTGAGAAGAACCTACCTAAAGCTTTACGCTCCGTAATGGAAGGAAAGGATTTCGACCCAACCGAAACATATGAAATATTACATGTAATCAAGCCTCGGAAGAATAGTAACCCTGGTGGCTTGTCAAAGAATTTACCTATAGCTTCAGTTTATATTTATCCTGAATCTAAGGAATTAATACAGGAATCCGGCTATGAAGAAATGGCAGCTGTGGTTCCCAGATGGTTACTTCTACCCGACTCGGAGTATGCGCTAGGTGTCCTGCATGACGCAATAGCACCGGCCAAGAGCCTTAATCAGTTACAATACTTACTCTTGGATAATGTGGATATGCAGGTAAATCCACCCTTTATCTTAGCCGACGATGGTGTGCTTAATGTAGACACCATCCAGATTGAATCTGGTTCGGTGGTTATGGCTAAGGAAGCTGGTAACATGCGGCAGTTGGTTTCACAGACTAACCTACCTTATGCTATCAATTTGATAGGCGACCTAAGGCAGCAAGTGCAATCGGTGTTAATGACACAGCAACTGCTACCCACAGATAAGGCTAACGCTACAGCAACCGAGGTTAGAACCCGCACATTACTTATCCGGAAGATACTCAGCCCTATATATAGTAGGCTTGAGAATGAACTTCTAAGTCCAATGATGACCAGAATCATAGGTCTGCTAGCCAGGAATGGCGAGTTACCCGTGATGTCGGATACAGTAGCAGCTGAATTAATTGTGGATGGCTCAATAAGCTTTAGTACAAAGTTTGATAATGCTAACACAAGGGCTAATCAGCTTGAGTTGTTATCACAGCAAGAGCAGTTTGAAGGCTCCTTGGGTGGGATAGCGCAGCTTAACCCTGAGGTTTTAGATAACTATGACTTCGATAAAGCAACCATAAGCAAGGCTAGGAAGCTGGGAGTATCAGAAAATTTAATCCGGAGTACAGACGAAGTACTCAAAATAAGAGAGGAACGAGAGAATGCCAGACAAGAAGCAATCGCCCAAGAGCAAGCAGCTAACGCCAAGCCCACCGGTTAATCTATATGAAGACTTTCATGTATTCTTGAATGATTACATGCGAGCGCACAAGAAAGCCATAGGTGCTCCGCCGCACTTTGATACAGTTTATCTGGAGCCTCGGTTCTTTGATAAACCTTTATTTACAGAGATGGCTAAAGAGTTTATCGGTAAGCAGTATGTTCGTACGGTGAAGAAATGAACGCAGTAATTAAGGCAGCAATGTCTACACCAGAAGGTGCAAAGATGTTGAATTGGTTAGTAGTAACCTACTACAACCGCTCAACCTATGATTCAAACTTTACACACCCTATGGATGAAATGCTTAAAAGGGAAGGCCAACGCGACCTGGTATATAGTATATTACAAATGATGACACCAAGAGAGGAACCAAAATGTCAGAAGAAATCGAAAACACAGAAGCAGAATTAGACGCAGTACCAATGCTTGTTGGAGATGAAACTAAGCCTGAGTTCGAGGGCTTACTTGAGCCAGAAGAAGAGTTAGTTGAAGAGAAGAAGAATGTAGCTAAGGTAGGAGTAGGTTCCAAAGAGGAACTCTTAGTTACGACTGCACGGGACACAGTGCCTAAGCAATTTATGAATGATGGTGTTGTGGATGTTGACCTCTTAGCAGAGTCATACACAAATCTTCAAAAGAAAATGCGCAGCAATGAGCAAGAGAAAGGTATCTCTGGAGTCCCAGACATGATTGAAAATTATGCTGTAGATGACTTTGCTCACCTACCTGAGGATGTATTTACAGAATTAGCTTCACAGGCGCTTGATGTTGGTATGAATTCAGACCAGCTTAATATGATTGCAGGCCTTATTAATGATGCTTATGCCTCAGATATGGAGACTGACTCTAATAGTATGAAGGAAGTTTGGGGGAAGGATTACTCCGCTAACCTAGCCAGCGCGAATAAAGCGTGGAAACATTTAAGTGGCACCTTAGATTTAGAAGCTGCGGATGTGAAGAACAATCCAACAGCATTAAAAATTCTTGCAAATATAGGCTCACAACTTGGTGAGGATGTAAGTCCAGCTAAGTCTGGTGGAAAGAATACAGGAAATATTGAAGAACAAATTGACAAATTGATGAACGAGCCTGACTACTTTGAGTCAGCTGCTCTACAGAAAAAGGTTCAGAAATTGATGGGTCAGCTTTAAGAAAGACAGTGTGGCATAATCTCGCGAGAGACCCACAAATCCTCGGCAATAGGATTAAATTGTTAACAGTGGCATAACTTTCGGTAAATCGGAAGCCCACAATCGGAAACTACAATTTTAATTTTTAGCAAAGGAAACTAAACTAATGGCTAATGAACTATCAACGGTCTTAAAGACCACATATGCGAAAGAACTTAAAATGGTTGCACAGCAATCTGAATCTCGTATAATCAAACACACTGACAACATTACTGGCGTTGGTGGTGAAACTTGGGTTTCACAAAAACTAAATAAATCTGCAACTGAAACAGCAAACGCACCGGCGCTTGGTTCTGACCATGGAAACTTGGCAGTAAATCATTCCAAAGTGAATATTACACTTGCACCTAAATTCTCTCCTACATACTTGTATGAACATGAGATGAATAAGTTCTCTGCTTCTGCGGGTATTCGTAAAGGATACGCAAAGAATCAATTAGGTAATATCAATCGTTATATGGATACTACGGCTATCACTGCACTATTGGCTAGCAACACACCTTTAGCAGTAGCAGCTTCTAATGACGCATTGGGTTCTGGTAACTTCACTTACAACAAAATCCTTGAAGCAATGGAACGTTTGGATAGTGCTGATTATGATAACAATGGATATAAAGATATTGTCTGCGTTATCGGCTCTAAACAGGTTCGTGATTTGCGTTCTTTCATCGAAACTAAATCTACCGATTATGACAAGATTTCTGAATTGTCAATGGGTAAAGTAGTTAATCTTTGGGGAATTACTTTCATCAATACTAACTTGCTTTCCTTCGGAACGGGTCTTATTAAGGCTGCTAACACCGGTACTAACGGAACTCGCAAATGCTACATGTTCGATAAGAACGCTGTAGAATCTGCATTCGTTACTGGTTCCGCTCCTAAATCTACAATGGATTGGATACCTGAAAAATCTCAGTTCCTAATCAATTCTTCTGTTGATATGGGCGTAGGTGTTGTATGGCCTACTGGAGTTATTCAGATTGAAGCACAAGAACTAGTATTAGCATAATAATCTGGGGGCTTCGGCCCCCTTTTTTTAACAGGAGAACAGTATGGCATTTGTTTCAAATGAAGTTAGGATAGCGAATGATGCACTGAGTTCTCTCGGTTCAAATACCATTGCGTCTTTAACCGAATCTACTAAGCAAGCAACGCTTGTTGAAACCTTTTTCGACTTCTCACGAAGGTTCGTGCTAAGTCAATACCCCTGGGCTTTCGCTAAACGACAACTAGTTTTAGCTAAGACAGGTGATACTCCAGCCATAGACCGCTGGAAGTTTGAATACAGATTACCCTCCGATATCATCACTCTATTAGAAGTGCGTGACCACGGGTCGTATGACCTCCAAGAAGATTTAATCCTCTCCAATGCAGATGACCTGGAAATCTATTACATCCAAGATATTACTAATGTAGTAAACTGGACACCAGGATTCACCACGGCATTCACAGCATACCTAGCATATAAACTATCATTTCCTTTAACTCAATCAGGCGCAGCACAAGAGCGTGCATTCCAAGCATACTCACTACTCCTGAAAGAAGCGAAGGGTAATGCATCACAACAAAAGAATTTCCACAAACTCCATACCTCCGGCAGGCTTACTCGTGAGCGCCAATACGGTTATGGGACTGGCGCTACTTATCGTGGCAGGGGAGATTTATAATTGGCTAAAAGTCAAGTCATATCAAATCAGTTCACAGCCGGGGAGTTAACTCCTTTACTACACGCTCGTTCTGACCTTGCACAATATAACCAATCAGCAGCTCTTCTAAAGAACTGTTATCCTATGGTATGGGGTGGTGTAACAGCCAGACCAGGTACTATATTCGTGGGTGAAGTTAAAGACTCCACTAAGATTGTGCGTATCATACCCTTCCAATTCTCGGATTTAGTTTCCTACCACCTAATATTTAATGGGGGTGTGGTTCAATTCGTTAAGCAAGATAAGACTTTTGTGATGTCTGGTGGTGTTCGCTACGAGAAAACTCATCCTTATTCAGACGCACAGCTAGCAGAAATTACTTTCGCTCAGCAGTCAAATGTGTTATACTTAGCACATCAAGGTATTCATCCACAACAACTAGTTAATAATGGGGCTGATACCAATTGGTCTTCAATGATAGATATTCCTTTTGTGAATCGTGCATTGACTGACACCAAATTTATAAGCGCCTATGTAAACTTTAAGATTTTACAAGGTGTAAATGTATTTAAAGCCAACTCACCTAAAACTACCTGGACATTCACAACGGATGGTTCAGGGGTGATAACAGTAGGGCCAACACTTAACAATCCAGCAGGCGCTGATGGCCTAATGATTGAAGTAACCGTTGACGCTGGCTTAGATGTTGCGGGTGTTTGGACAGTTGAGTTAGTTTTAACACAGAATGCAGCTGCTCCCACTCGACAAGAGTGGACAGTAACAAGATTTGATGGTGTTAAACCTATAGCCGAGTGGGCACCAGCAGATTATCCTGGAGCAGTAGGTTTATTTGAACAGAGATTATGGTGGGCTGGTTCTAAGAATAGAGCGCAGACCCTAGTTGGAAGCAAGGCAGGTGATGCGAACTACCAGACAGTAAGCCTCGGGCCGAATGATGATGACGCAATCTCCTTAGCGATAGCTACTGGTGGTTATGACCGCATCCGGCACCTAGAAGGCACAACAGCGTTACTCGCATTCACAACCAACAATGCATACACAGTCAGTGGCTCAGGTGGATTTGGAATAACACCATCAAGCTTCTTGATTCAACGGAATACTAACTATGGCTCACGGAATGTGAGACCGATTACAGTTGCGAACGAAACAATATACATAACCCGAGATAAATACATCCGGTCAACTTCACCAGGAGCCACAACTTCACCTGAACTCTCCATCTTGTCGGAGCATTTAGTGCGCCAGGGTGGTGGGTTAGTGGATGTAGCCTTCGCTCAAGACCCTGATTCAATCATTTGGTATATCAGAGCCGACGGTGTGATGGTTTCACTAACAATATTGCGTGAACAACAGGTAGTTGCTTTGGCTCATCATGAGACAGGCTCAGCAGGCTCAGCAGATTTGTTTGAAAATGTGAGTTCAATAGGCTCACAGACCTTTGACCAAGTAGCAGTGTGTGTAAGGCGCTCCATTAATGGTACAACTAAGCGGTATATAGAGATTTTGGACTATGATACGCAGGTAAATGGTATCAATAAGATAACAATGGACTCTGCTTTAGTAGCTACAGACGGCACAGCCAAGGATACTTGGACTGGATTAGGCCATTTAGAGGCTGAAACCCTGGATATAGTGACCAATACCACGGCATATAGTGGTGATGAGGTAGCAAATCAGAAGGTAGTGGCCAGTTCCCAGGTAGTTTTGGATGAAAAAGTCAATGGAATCAAGGCAGGGATACCCTTCGTGCCTACAATTGAGCTATTAAATCCAGAGACTGACCCTAGGAATTCAACTCGTAGTCAACAATTGAATGTATTTTTGGTAACGGCTATCATGCATGAGACTTTAGGCTTGACCTTAGAGTTCACGGATGAGAAAGGGAACTTAGTTAACAGTGAAGACATAGTATTCTTAGAAGGCGGCGCTCTACTTGACCAACCTTTGGCAGTATACACGGGGCAGAAGACAATTGTTGGTGGTGGTGGTTGGGTAACTCCTTACACCTTGACCTTAAAACAGAACTTACCAATGCCCTGGACTATTCTTTCACTAGTATTAGATTTAACCATCAACGAGAGGTAATGGAATGGATAGGATACCGCGCAATTGGCTGGATGATTACTTGATACGGTCGGGAGATACTTGGGAATCTGTAGAAGAAGCCCTTGATGAACTGATTGTAAATGAAATGGGCTTCGTAAACTACTCAGTGGTGGGTGATACCATGGACTGGACAGTAGTTTACGGGCCAGGTAATGGGCTATATTGGAGAACCTTCATGATGAATCTAGCCAAAGGCCTAGGCCTAAAGAAGATTCGAGGCTACTCCACGAGATATCCCACAAATTATATTGATAACTGGCATTACCAAGTTGTTGGTTATATAGTTGAAAAGGAAGTAAAATAATATGGGTAGTTTAGTTGGTGGGATATTAGGCAGGAGCGCTGCCAAGAAGGCTGCCAAGCGGTCGGAAGCGGCTGCCAAGAAAGAAAGAGAAGACCGTATACGGGTTGCTAAAATAACCGGTGATGAGATTGTTAACTCTGCCAGAGATTTCGCTAATCTAACTAGGGCTAATGCCTTGGTAGATAGAGGCGAGGTGGCTGTACAGGCTGCTGCTGGCGGAGCTAAGATAGGCTCAGGCTCAGTACAGGCAGTGCAGGATGACATCATCGCTAAGGCTTCAGCAGACGCCCTGGTGCAGTTGACTGTAGCCAAGCGAGAGAAAAAGAATTTAGTATTGAATGCCACAGTTGGTGGTGACGCAGCAGTAGCGCGCGCCAAAAATGCGGGCAAGGCAGCCAAGGCTCAAGCAACAACGGCCTTGATATCCGGTACGATTGATGATATTACCAAATTTATATAGGGGTTCCTAATGGCACAGATTACAATAAACGCTCCACAGGGGCAACTAAGCGAACGTCGTGGTCGTGGACAATTAAATACTGCCGGTAAGACCGAGAAGGTAGTAACTGCTGCCCGGAATACTTTGCAAGCAGAGAAACAGGATATCGACGGAATCCTAAATGTAGGTAGGGCTAAGGCTCAGGGTTTTCAGGCTATTGGCTCCGCAGTGACTAACGTAGTTGTTGCTGTCAAAGACCGTCAAGATGCCTTGACCGAGGCAGATGAAACATTTAAAGCTAATGAGAGCATTCAAGCAGCAGATTTAGAATTTAAGAAAATCCGAATTGAGGAGCAGAAGGCTGCTAAGGCTGCCAATAATGACCGCTCTTATGGTACTATTACAGATAATGTCCTAACTCGGCAGGCTGATTATCTCTCTAAGAACACACCTGAATTCAAAACATCTAGTGTGCAGAAGAAGTATGAAGCAGCAATAGAGAGTAATCGAAAGAAAAATGAGTTTGACTTAAAGTATGATGGTACTGGAGAGGCGTATACCACTAACCGAATCAAAGCAGGGATAGAGGTAACAGTTGCGGCACAGACAGAATATGCTACTTCCGGGGATGCAAGCCCTGAAGAAATAGAAACTATTAATAATTTCATTACTGAGCTATACACGAACCCAGAAGCAGCAACTATTTTTGGTGTGGAAGGTGCGGGTATAGCCCAGAAAGCAATTGCAGAGATTACCTACGAAAATATTCAACAAGCTAATAACTCCCAAGACCTGGGTAAAATTGCAGTTCAAGAAGAAATTATTGCAAACAGCGACCTACCAGAAAATGATAAAAGAATCTTAGAGAATCAAAGGAGTCGTGCTGAGGAAGATGTCAAAAAGAAAATCAAAGAAACCACACAAGACAATATTGATGCGGTGATGTTGGAAGGCGATATTTCTAAAATGGAGCTATTGTTAGTAGGACTTGAAGATGAGAATGCCAGCTTCCCCCAGTTTGATAATGGTGATAGGCTTGCTAATGCTAAGAGAATACTTACCACGGTAAACGCCACTACTAAAGCCCGCAAGAAATCAATAGTGCAAGATGAAGCAGCAGCAAAAGTTAACCAAGGGCTTAGAACAGTTACTGATACCAAAGGGTATGATGACTCGATGGAGCGCAAGCGGGATAAGATGCTAGCCAGTGGGAGAGACCCACAAGAGGTGGCTAAAGTCATAATGGGAGATTTCCAAAAGGCTAAACGCGTATCTAAATTCTTCATGCAGGAGAATTCGGATGGACTAACTTTGGGTGATACAAACAGCGCTTTGCTTTTGGAAACGCTAGACCTAAACATCCCACAAGCCTACACTACAATGGACCAAAAGCAAAGAGATTATCTCGCGTATCGTTCTACTAAAATGGATGTAGTCTCTGCGTTAGAAAGAGTCAATGCAGAAGTTCCCGCACAAGAAATGGAGCGCAGGAAAGAATTAATGGGTAAAGCACCTTTTACAACAGCTTCTGATGATGCTATGAATTCATTTGTTAAGGAGAATGGCGCCTCAGCAGTAAACTCATTCACTGCTTCTCAATACAAAAATCTATTAAGGGCTAACTTCGCTAGGCTGGGAGATGCAGCAGCAGCAATCTCCGCTACCAATTTGGATATGCGGGGTATTGTAGGGCCAAATCTCTATCGTAACGATGAACTAATTTCCTACTCCCCGGAAAGCTATGTGAGAGATAGCCCCCAAGCAGTCCTTAATGTCAATGAGGAATTCAATGATGTTATTGAGACACTTAGACAGGATAATCCTAAGTTGAGGGGTGCTGAAATCTGGCCGGTTATTGTTAAAAAAACAGCCAACACCTCTAGACCTGTGTGGCGGTTTATGATGACTTCTTCTACAGGTGCTACCACTACTATTCCGGGTGACACAGATAGTGGGTTCTTTGAACACTCAATTGGGGGTGATAGGTTACCTGTTACTGTACGCCAGTTTATGACTAACTCTCAAAAAGAGCAAGCAGTAAAAGATGAGCAGAGTGCTGAATTAATCAATACAGGAGCACAAGCATTATTTAAGGTATCCGACTTTATTGTTGGTGCCCCCAAAGCCGTTATCGATACAGCAGCTAATTTGGCACAAGAAGGAGTTTCCACAGTAGGAACTGCAGTAGATAATTTTCAAAATGATGTGGTTCCAGGTGCTTTTGAAAGTGCTAAACAAGATGTCTTCAGAGCAGCTGATTTAATTGTCAAAGAACCTTTTAAGGCCATCAGTGATGGTGTTAAATTTCTTACTCGGAAGGTCTCAGAGAACCTGCCTGATGTTATTGAAGGTGTATTATCCTTCTTCTTTAAAGATGCCGCAGCTTCAGATGTTGTTGATATGAATCTGGTTAAGCAAGCAGTGAACGATAAGGTTGATGGTATGGTTAGCCGAGAATTCACAGCAGAAGATGCTGAAGTAGTCAAAGCGGATATATCAGCTAACTTAGATAGACGGCTTGAAGAAGTAATAAACCCCGCAGTACCTATCCGAGTTAGAGAGTTACAACTAGGTGAATCCTTTACTGAAACTCTAATCGTGGATGAAGGTAATAGAGAATTTGCTTATGATGATAAAACAGGTCTACGGGTTTTACCCCGAGACTTTAACACAGTTGCAGGGAATCTCACTATTGGTATCGGCCATATGCTTAGCCGCTCGGAATTAGATTCAGGGTTTTTAACTATTGGTGGCCGTGAAGTTCGATGGGTTGATGGTTTAAGTGAATCTGACCGTAGAGAATTAAGTGTCCAAGATAAGCGGGAGGCTGTGAAAACAGTTAAGGCCAGGTTTGGTAACTTGAAAATGCCACAACCAATATTTGATTTAGTTGTAGAATTAACTTTCAACGCAGGGTTTAATAGGTCTGCCACTAATACCACAGCAGCTATTGTTAATGGTGATTGGTTAAGGTTTATAGAGATATACCGCATCTGGGACAAAGAAACTGTCACCATAGATGGGGTGAAAAAGAAAGTATTTAATCAGGGTTTAAGTAATAGACGCAATCGTAATGCTGATAAAGCAATGAGGGAGATGGGATTTGCCACATAATAGGAATTTAATCAACGAAAAGCCTGAAGAAGAAAATAGTTTTGAAGTAGCACAAGTACCGGATATTCCTCAGACGAGGACTCCAAGTACTTTTGAAACTATTATTGAGGAAACTCCGGTAGGCCAAGGTGAATTATTGAAGGCAGCTGCCATCGAGAATAACCTCTTGGTTGCGGGCGCTGAAAGACTCTCTGATGTTAAACCAGGGGGTGGGGTAGACTATGACTTCGATAAACCTGGGTATTTGAAAGGTACAATCCTTGAGGATAATCAAGAGATTCTTGATGACATTGATAACCAAGGTCAAGCGGATTACTACATTCGTAGGGAGACTGAACGCCAAGAACGCTTAAAGATTATTGATGAAGGCGGGGCTATGGGTCTTATCTACGAATTAGCTACGGGTGTAGCTGACCCCACAATATTTATTCCTGGCTCTCTGGTATTTAAAGCAGGGAAAGCAGGGTTTAGTGTGGGTAAATCTGCCTTGTCAGTAGGCGCTGGGGCAGCTGTAGGTAACGGCATCCAACGGGCTATCATTGAATCTACACAAGAGACTAATCCAGACAGTCGTGTCTTACAAGATACGGTTGCAGGGTTTGTTATGGGTAGCGCTTTTGGTGCAGGGTTCGCATCCTTAGCCACAAGGAAAATCACAAAAGCGAGAGCAAGAATTAAATCTGAAGAAGAGCGGATACTAGACCTCAAGATAAAGCAACAAGAAGTTGCGGATATTGAATCTGCTCGCCAACAGAGTATATCAGATATCACAGATGTCAACCAATTAGCCGATGATATTTCGGTTAATGAGGCTACCGTACGACAATCTATCAACGCTCCAGTGAGTATTGGTAGGGAAGGTAACCGTGCGGAACCTGGTGTTACCGTTCGTGAGGGTAATCAACCGATTGCAGATGTTGTGGATAAAGATAATGTTGGTATTGGTACAGCTGAGCGGAAGGCTCGCGCTGTAGAAAGCGCTGCTCGAGTAAAAGCTCAGAAAGCGCTTACTCAAACATTTGATTTCATTAAAGCACAACGGAAACAGTTAGCTAAAGAAAAAGAAGATGGTATTAAAGCAGTAGCCAAGCTAAAGAAAGATGGTAAGAAGACATCTCCTGAGATGGCTAAGGCTAAGCGTAATGCCAGACAGAATAGAACTCGCCGGCTTACGAAGCTTGACGAGATGGAAGAAGCGGCTCTCCAACAGCGCGATGACTTGGAAGCAAAGTTTATTTCTAACCAAGCACCTACCCCAGGTAATTCCGCAGGTCTGGTTCAAACAGGATTCTCTCCAGAAGCTCAGTTTAATGTAGCGGAGACCCCTTTTAGAGATGCCGATGGTAACATTTCTTTAAGCCCTGAAGAAACTAAAGCCATTCGCGAAAGTGTAATGGATGGATTGGAGATGATGCCAGCGGAAAGAGCGCAGTTTGAACTCGCTGAAAAGATGGCAGAGAAACCGGACAGTAGTATTAGTGGTGAGACTTTCTCTCTTGACGAGCGCCTGGGGGATATTGATGTTGATGTACAACACTATCTACCAGCAGAATTTAATGACCGTAGCTCCATCCTAGTTAATAGTTTGGGGTATGTTAAATTTTCTAAATTCATAAGCCCTAATGCAAGGATGTTTAACTCGGAATCTTTCTCCACCCGAGACATTAACCGGGGTATATCCCGTACAGCTTACAAGTTTACTGATGAACTTGAAGGTAAATCTACAATGGCTATTGAAGATATTGCTGACTCAGCGGATAAGGTAGATTCTATTGCTGCTCATTCTCTCATGGAAATTGCACGCCGTGCTGTTAAAGCTGGTGACTTCAAGAACCAAAAAGAATTTTACATAGAGCATTCCCGAGCAATCAATACGGGCGGGCATCCTAATAAGTTTGTCCAAGAGGCTTATTTGGTGGCACGGAAAGTATACAACCCCAAGATAGATAAAGCAATTGAACTAGGTATCGTCAAGAAAGAAGAGAAAATCCAGTTCTATGCACCACATATTTATGACGAAGTAACTATTGCTAAAAACCCCGAGGGGTTTAAGGCATGGGTTCGTAAGGTAATTACTCGCGAATTAACTGATATCATCGCTAATGCTACACCGGCTAAGGCGGCCACCGCACAGGATGACTTGCTGAATATAGAACATGCAGTTACCTCTACGATAAATAATGTCCAGGGTGTCTACTCAGGACAAGAGGCGTACGCTGTTATCAGTGGGACTAACTCACTAAAAGGTCGGGTTATGAATGACCTGTATGATGAGTTTGAAAATGGTGTCAACATAGGTAAATCTGTTTGGTTGGTTAAAGATAACTCGCCGGCGATTATGATGAAATACGCAATGAGTATGAATCGAAAGATTGCAATGAAAGAGTTTTTGATTAAGCGTTTTGGTGAAAAGGAAGCCAGTCGGGGTGAGGTTTTACTTAAAGAAGAAATCAGTAAAGAGTATGATACCCTTCGCGAACTAAACCCTGAACGATTCTCTGAATTGCAGAAGAGCCAAGAAAATGACATCAAGGATTTAGAAGGTGTGATTGATAGGTTCTATGGTATCTCTAGAGATGAACCCCTATCCCTAGTATCTCGTATGTCAGCAGCAGCACAGAACTTAGCTACAATGTTGTTCTTAGGTAAGGCTCCTATAGCCTCCTTAGTGGAATTTGGTAGGATATTTGGTGTAATGGCTATCAAGAACTCAGCAGTTTTTGGTAATCTTAAGGACTTAATCTTCAACTTGAACTCGGTTAAGGGTGAGATGGAAGACTTTCGTGCAATGCAGGGCTTTATGGATTCACTATTCGCATCTACTGTCATGGCTCGTATCGGTGCCCAGACAGAAGCACCCGCAATTACGGCAGCCGAACGCCTATTGAAACAAGGAGCCTCTGGCTTCATTAAAATAAGTGGGCTACCTAAACTAACTGACTTTCAAAAGATGTTAGTGGGTATGGAAGTTATGTCGGAGGTGCCTAAACTAACTCGCAAGTTGCTAGATGGTGTGGCTACCCCCAATGAGATTGCTCTTCTATCTGAATCCGGTATTAATTCACGGGGCGCTCAGCTTATCATGGAACAATTTGATAAACACGCTACTACTAATGCCCAAGGGCGTACACGGATTAACATAGAACAATGGGATGCAGATGCCAGGACTTATATGTCTAATGCTGTCACCCATAGGGCTAATGTAGAGATTACTACACCAGGTATTGGACAAGTACCCCTGTTTTTCAGTACATTCATGGGTAAATTATGGGCGCAATTCCGTAGGTTTAGCTTTGCGGCTAATGAAACTATCACCGGAAGGTTAGCACAGGGTGGTAGTGGAGATGTGGCTGGACAAGTAATGCAAGTTACCACTATGTTAGGCATCGCGGTAATGGTTGGGCATATGCGTGGAGTCTTACAAGGTAAAGAGACAGAGAATGATATAGGCACAGCAGTAATGGCAGCCATAAATAACTCAGGTCTCTTTGGATTACTGGCCGATGGCCTTAATGCAGCAGAGAAATTAGGGCGTTTTTCTAATTCTGACTTCTCGGTTAAAGGCGCAATAGGCTTACCGGAAGGTAATAAGTTCCAATCTGTAGATGTTAGTGGTGTACTTGGTGCCTCACTACAGGCTGTAAATAACACGGTAGATTTGGCTAAGAAGATAGTGGAAGGTGAGGCGGGAGATTTATCTCAACAACAGATAGGTCGTATGCTACCTCCAATGGGGCTTTGGTTTATACAGGCTCCACTATTACTTATCCCCAACTCCGATGTAACTAATGATAAACGGGCTAAGGCTCAAAGTAAGAAACTTAGAGAGGAGATAGACATTGAACTCTAAAGAGAAGGAATTACTATCAATTGTTCTACCTGACCAGGAAATAGAAGACTGCCAGATTGAAGCGAAACTCAAGCAATTGGAGTTCGCTTTAGTCCAGTCTGTCATCAACGAGATTGAACACGGCATGGGATTTTGTGACGTCTCTGATGGCAAAATGGTCAAAGACCGTAGAAATGTAATTGCATTGTGGCAAGCGTCTATCAATTTGGCACGAACCACAAAGGCTTATCGGGAGAACACCACATTTGTAGAGGCTGTGGAACGCTCAGAAGAAGAGCACCACAATGATTTGATTCGACAAGCACAGAAGAAAATAGATGGCCGTAAAAAATAAAAAGTTCGCAACCTTCGCCGAGTTCTTTAGCCTCTGGGCTACACTCCAGAAGTGGGAAGTGCCTGAGGTTCACTGGAACCTTGTTGAGTTTCTCTCTGGGGAAATAGATTACACGGATGAGGACGCAGTAACCACTGCCCTGATAGAATGTTTCCGGGGGTTTTCTAAATCCACGATAGCAGCAGCCTGGGTAGCATGGAGATTGTACAAGGAATGCACCTTACGTATCCTGGTATTCTCAGCGGATACTGCCAAGGCAGTTAAATTTGTTCGTGATGTCAAGGGGGTTATCACTCGGCATCCACTCTGTACTAAACTTTTGGACGAGGATAACATATGGCGAGAAGCAGATTTCTGGGTGAAAGGGAACTTCGATGAACGGTGTCCAAGCCTTGGTGCTTACGGTATTCTTAGTAATGCTACTTCTGCGCGCTGTGATATTCTTGTTTATGATGATGTGGAAGTTGCTAAGAATGCTGATACGGAAGGTAAGCGGGAGAAACTCCGAGATAGATTAGCAGAAACCTTTTGTTTACTTGCACCGAAAAAGCGGGAACAGTTATACATTGGAACGCCGCATACCACTGACACAATCTATAATGAGATTGAGGATTCCGGCGCAAGAACAATTAAGATTCCTTTAATGACAAATATCCAGGGTGTGTATCCTCACTTAACGGGAGACTCCGCTTGGCCTGAAATGTTTGATGAGGGCTACATAAAAGAATGTCAAGTCAAGATGCGTACCGAGCGATACTTCTATTCACAGTATCAATTGAAAGCAATCTCACTTGGACTCAGTAAGCTAGACCCTGAAGACCTAGTTCCTTATGATTCAGAGGTAACCTACTTCAGAGATGGTGAAGGCCATGCCACACTATCAATAGAGGGTAAGCGGATTATAAGTTGCTCGGCCTTCTGGGATGTAGCGGCAGGTAAAGCTAACGGGGATGACTCAGTTGTAGCCATTTGTTTTATAACAAGAAATGGGCACTACTGGCTTCATAGAATCTATGCCCTGCCGGGAGATATTTATTCTCAAGCCAAACAACTGGCAGCGCACTTACAATTTTACAAGGTGCCAAGCATCAGAGTTGAAACAAATGGTGTCGGAATTTTTGCGCCAACAATTTTGAGAAAAGCAATGAACGGAGTTAAGTGCTCTATCATTGACCATTACTCTAAAGGTAAGAAAGAAGTTCGGATTGAAGAAGCATATGTAATTCCGCTAAGTGGCCACATAATCCATGCAAGTGCGCAAGTATTAAACGGGCCACTTCGGGGGCAGATGGAAGACTTCGGCGGTAAAGAGAAAGATGATTACATTGACTCTTCAGCCAGCGCAATCTCATTGGAGCCAGTAAGATTATTTCCTATGAACCAGCGCAAAGGAATTAGAACAGACCATACAGGCGGATGGCGTGGGTCATCTACTAGTAATTACAAGAAACAGAAATCTAAAGCAAAAGGATGGTAGCATGACTATAGCAAATAACACACCCCTAACAGAAGCTAATGGAAATGGGTCAACGACTGTCTTTCCATATACTTTCAAAATAACTATTAGCGCAGAGGTTCAAGTATTCCTATCAGGCGTACTTCAAACTGAAACTACCAATTATACGGTAGCGGGTGTGGGAGATTCAGGTGGTGGGAACATTACCTTTGTATCAGGTGCTCCGCCTACTGGTACTAAGAATATTCGATTTGAACGAGTAACTGTCAGGTCTCGTGGCACAGATTTCCCTTCGGGAACTTCTTTATCAAGTAAAATATTAAATGATGACCTCGACCTCAACATAGCGATGATGCAAGAACTTGAACGCCGTGCGGTAGTTGAGTCTGTTGGTGGTGGGACTGTAGATATCTCAGGTAAACTTGTCAACATTACTGCTGGCACAGCCGCTGGTGATGGTGTTAACAAAGGCCAGATGGATGCAGCCGATGCTACTATCCAATCTGATATCACCACACATAAAGCAAATGTTAGTAATCCTCACGCAGTAACGAAGACTCAAGTCACTCTTGGGAATGTGGACAATACTTCGGATGCTGCTAAGCCAGTATCAACTGCACAAGCAACAGCTATCGGCGTAGTCCAGACTGATGTTACTAACCATAAAGCAGATACCACTAATCCTCATTCAGTTACCGCAGCGCAAGCAGGAGCCGAGGCTGCCAATGCAAATATTCAATCACATATTTCAGCCACAGGTAACCCCCATTCCGTAAACTTGGATGATATTATAGATGTTGATGCAGCCTCCCCTTCAGTTGACCAAGGTATTTTTTGGGATGGTAATA